GTAACAAAATTCAAAAACGATTAGTGGATGCAAGCATTTCTGTATTATGCTGACGTAGCTCAACGGTAGAGCGTCACAGTTGTTTCCGTTTCAACGTGGAGAAGGCGGTTCGATTCCGTCCATCAGCATTGTCCGCAATGACGTTAAACTACGATCATTTTACTTTTTACCTCAGGCTAGTCTAAGTGGCTGGCCTTTTGTATTGTGAACAAATTCTAATGTCAATATCTTGACAGTTCTGCTGAAATATGCGTTATAGTATTATAGCTACATTTAGTGATATTATTAACCTATAGGAAAGGAAGGTGTCTAACATGAGCCAGTACACTTATAATGAAGTAGCAGATTGGTTTTTGGCAAAAGGTGAAGGTAAAATTTCTCCCAAGAAATTGCAAAAATTAGTTTACTACGCTTATGCTTGGACCTTAACATTATTAAATGATTCAGCAGAAAAGTTAACTAATAAATTATTTGATGATGGACGATTTGAAGCATGGGTTCATGGGCCTGTTATTCATGGATTATATAGTGAATATTCTGAGTATGGTTTTAACAATATTAGTAAACCTAAGACTCGACCTATATTTACTGAAGATATCGAGGATGTCCTTAATCAAGTTTGGGACGTCTATGGAAAGTATAATGCAGACCAATTAGAAAGCATGACGCACCAAGAATCACCATGGAAAAATGCTCGTAAAGATTTATCACCGCTTGACAGTAGTTCAAATTTCATTAGTGATAAGGATATATTTAACTGTTATATAAAAAGGATAGCTTAATATATGTCAAAGCATCGTAAAAAAATTGGTAATCCCACACAGCCAAAGAACAATGTTACTGTTGGAAATGTTGTTCTTTCTGATTTGATATATATTGATTTAACAAAATATCCTCATTGGACTGATACTATACATCTTGATGATTTTACTAACTGTCTACAAAATCAGGAACAAGCATTAAGGCATTTTTTCTTTATTGTTGATCAATTGATTCCAGATATAGAAGACTATGGAAAGGATATCTTTAATGGAAGAGCTGATCATTGTCATCTTCTAAGAGAGAAAGAGGCAAAGGTTGCTAAAGAAATAATAAAAGAAATTCATGGAGATAAAGTTTTAGATGGTTTATCTGAACTTTGGGAATTAGGAGGTAAAACAGAAGAAATTCGTCTTATTGGCGCTTTCGTTACTTCTAACATACACACATTCTATCCATTGTTTATTGATCATCATCACTTACTATATCCAGATAAACATTACAATAGCCCAGATTATAAAAAATTTACGTTTACAAAGGAAAAGATTCAGTCGATTAAACCAGTTAAGTAAGCTGGTTTTTTTATTTTAGAAGAGTAATGAAAAAGATTGGTGATTTCAGTGCTATTACGTCAGCTACCTTAAATATTGTTAAGCTTTCATCTTTAGCAACTACAGTATTACAATTTTTTATGCAATCACATTAATAAAATGGTCAGCTTAACGGCTGGCTTTTTTATTTGGATAAAAAAAGAAGGCGATCACGCCTTCAAAGAATGTTACTTGTCAAATTTATCTTTCAGATTGTCAACAGCATCTTTAGCCGTATCTTTGGCATCAGCTAACTTATCCTTAGCCTTGCCAATTAAGCCTTCAGCCTTGCCCTGGGATTCACGGATTTTGTCACCGGTTGCTTTGCCTTCAACTTCCTTGGCCTTACCGCTAACTTTATCTTTGGCGTTCTTAGCTTTGTCTTCTAAACTCATTTTGCAGCCTCCTGATAAAAATAATTGTGAAACGTAATTGTTCGAGTAAAAAGGGTCACTGTTTTCCGCCAGCAACCTAAAGGTTATTAACTGGATAACCCTTGAACACCTATAGAATAAATCGGTCTTAATTGAAAGTCAACCAAAACGGCATGTTATGTATTAATTTCAAACCCATCGAAATCGACTAGTTTAAAAACGGAGATGTGGTGGTGTGTAATGAAACGAAAGTTAACGCCAAAACAGCGTAAATTTGCTAATGAATTCATTAAAATTAACAACGCTTATCAATCGGCTATAAGCGCAGGCTACTCTAAGGCTTATGCAAAGAATGCTGGATAGCGCTAGCCAAGGCGTTTCACGACTTAGCGGTACAAACAAGCCGAAAAAGAGAAGAACAAGAAGTTAAAGAAGCTCTTCAAAGTTCAATCGATAAAAGAAAAAAGAGCATGATGAATTTCATAAGTTTGTGAGGTCGTTATAATGTTTCAGACTAAGCGATTTGGTTTAGTGGCTAGTAAGCAAGAGTACTTGATGTTATGTCATGCTGAACGCACACTCAAACATAAGAAAAAGCCGACAGGTAAACGCTTGTTGGCTTTTAAAGTACATAAAAATATTAAACACTAAGTTTTTCTTTTAGCGCAGTCGTCATTACTTCGCTAAAGTTAATACCATTTTCTTTACCTAATTCATTTAAGTAATTAGGTATGGTGATAGTCTTCTTAATTACTTTGTTATCATGTTTGCGCTTGTATTCTGAAACGTTAATGGTAACAAGAGTAACAGTTGCACCATCTTTAGCTTGAGGTAATTTGGTATTTGATTCAGGTAACTTATCTTCAAGGGAATAAGTACCGATGTAGTCTTTTGCCATTTCCATTGCATCTGCAATTGACTTACCTTCAGTCATTCCGTCAATATCTGGAATTTCGACAAAGTAAGGGTAGTCGCTGTTATCGTCTTTAGTAATGATAATTGGAAATACTTTAATGTCGTCCATAGTGATCCTCCTTAATTTTGGTACACAAAAGCTCGGCTCAACTAAGAGCCTTACTTTTGTTACTTTAGGTTGAATTTCTTTATCAAAGCGTTATAGAGTTTATCGCTGAACTTCGGGTGACGTGGTAGTTGGGTTTTAATCTTCCCGTTTGACCAGATATCATGATTGCCACCGTGCCTAACGAAGTACCAACCGTTATCTTTGAATTTCTTTTCAACCTTGTGACGTTGTACCAAATATTTCACTTCCCTTCAACACTTATTATAATACACGTATTTAATACGTTTGTAAATACAATTATACATATTTTACACGTATTTTTTAGAAAGGTGGTGTGGTGATATGCCATGAGTAAGATGGAAGAAGCTAAGGCAGATTACTTAGCTGGAATGAAGTATAAGGATATTGCTAAGAAATACGGAGTTGCACTTAGTACAGTTAAGTCGTGGAAGACACGGAATAAGTGGCAAAGAAAGAATACAACCAAAAAGAAAAGTACGCGTACAAAATCAAAAAGTACGCGTACAAAGCAAGAAAAGGTTGCACCGTCGTTACCACCTCCAGAATTGCCAGATAGTAATGAACTTAATGATAAGCAAAAAGCCTTTTGCCTGTACTATTTACAGCGATACAATGCGACTTGGGCTTATCAAAAAGCTTATGGTGGAAACTATGAAACTGCATTGCGAGCAGGACCAAGATTGTTGGGAAATGTTGGAGTTAAGAATTATCTTACCAAGTTAAAGAAACAGCAATCACAAGACCTATATGCCACAGCCAATGACATCTTGTTACGTTACTTAAATCAAGCGACCAGCAACGTTACCGATGTTCTATCGTTCAGAACAGAAAAGCATTTGGCCTATTATAAAGTACGCGATAAAAATGGACCTTATGAAGACGGTAGGGGTAATTTCCGCTATGTGCCGAAGATTGACCCTGAAACAGGCGAACAGGCTTATTACTATACGAATATTGTTGAGTTAAAAGATAGTAGCGAGATTGATACATCGAACATCAAGAGTATTCGAATTGATAAAGGTGAGCCTGTGGTTGAAATGGAAGATCGTCAGAAGGCAATGCAGATCTTACTTGATCGCTTACCTGAACCAGAAGTTAACGATGGAAGTACTAACTCATTACTTGCTGCACTTAGTAATGGTATGAAGAAGATATGGAGTGATAAAGATGGGGATAAAGACAGTTAGATTTAAGTTTACCCCGTTTAGTCGTAAACAACTTCAAGTGCTTAGCTGGTGGGCTAATGATGAATTAAAGGGTTATGAAGCTATTATTTGTGACGGCTCTGTTCGTGCTGGTAAAACCGTTGTCATGTCATTGTCATACATACTTTGGTCCATGACCGAATTCAATGGTCAGCAGTTTGGGATGGCTGGTAAAACAATTGGATCATTTAGGCGTAACGTGCTAAGACCATTGCGAAGCATGTTAGAAAGCGAAGGATATGCTATTCACGATTCAAGATCAGATAATATGCTAACGATCAGCAAGAATGGTCATACAAATTATTACTTTATCTTTGGCGGTAAAGATGAAGCATCACAGGACCTAGTTCAAGGTATTACTTTGGCTGGGTTCTTTTTTGATGAAGTTGCACTTATGCCGCAAAGTTTTGTTAATCAAGCCACAGCTCGTTGTTCGGTAACGGGTTCTAAGATGTGGTTTAACTGCAACCCTGAAGGACCCTACCATTGGTTCAAACTTGAATGGATTGACCAAATGAAAGATAAGCGGGCATTACGACTTCATTTTATGATGCAGGATAATCCGTCATTGGCACAAGAAACTATTGATCGTTATAACCGAATGTATTCTGGCGTGTTCTATCAGCGTTACATCTTAGGGCTGTGGGTAATGTCAGAAGGGGTTATCTATGACAACTTTGATAAGAACAGCATGGTGGTTCACGATCTGCCGGAGCATTTTGAAAAGTATTATGTGTCTTGTGATTACGGTACACAGAACCCAACAGTATTTCTGTTGTGGGGACGCAATCATGGTGTTTGGTACTTAGTTAAAGAATATTACTATTCAGGACGTGTGACTGCTCACCAAAAGACAGATGAGCAGTATTGCCAGGAGCTTAAGAAGTTTCTTGGTAATATTCACGCAAAGATTATCATTGACCCGTCTGCTGCTTCTTTTATTGCTGTGTTACGGAATAATGGTTTCCGAGTACAAAAAGCAAAAAATGATGTTGTGGATGGTATTCGCGTTACCCAAACGGCGATGAACGAAGGCAAGATACTATTTAGCAATCAATGTTCTAATTTATTTAAAGAATTATCCAGCTATGTATGGGATGAAAAAGCAGCTGAACGTGGTGAAGATAAACCGGTGAAAGAACATGATCATGCTTGCGATGCTATGCGTTATTTCGTTTACATGGTTATCCATAAAGGCTTCACTGCAAAGATTACTAAGCGTCCACATGTTCGTGGGTTATAGAAAGAAGGTGTTTATGTGGCTGTTGCAATTGATAGAGAATTACTTGGGGATGTTAACAAGCCAAACCTTGAAGCGATTAACTATGCAATTCGTAAGTTGAAAGAACGACAAGGCAGGTTGGATAAACTTGCTGATTATTACAACGGAAATCAAGAAGTTAATAACCATCGCTTTGAGAACGCTAAAGTTAAAGCTTCTAACGTTATGATTAACCATGCTAAGTACATCACTGATATGAATGTTGGCTTTATGACTGGTAATCCGGTTAAATATACCGCCAAGAAAGGTAAGAATATTGATGATGTGTTAGAAGCTCTAGAAAAGATTGATATTCATAAGCACGACATTGAGCTTGAAAAAGACTTATCTGTGTTTGGGTATGGCTATGAATTACTTTATCTTAAAACAATTGATCCAACTATTAGCATTGATGAGCTTGGTAATGAAAAGATTACTCCTAACACTGAATTACGAGTAGAAGCTGTTGATCCACGTGCCGCAATTGTTGTTACTGATGATACGGTTGAACATGAACCTTTATTTGGTGTGTTTGTCCAAGCAAAGAAGAGTTTAAGTGGACAGATTAATGGTTATAGCGTCACAGTCTACATGCCAAAAAAGATTGTAGAATATCGCACTGAAGTAGGAATGGAAGTATCGACAGATGATCAAATCGTTGACGAATACGATAACTTATTCAATGCAGTTCCATTAATTGAGTATCGAAATAATGAAGAGCGACAGGGTGATTTTGAACAACTAATCTCGCTGATTGATGCTTATAACCTCCTTCAAACTGATCGAATTTCTGATAAAGAAGCCTTTGTCGATGCAATCCTTGTTACATTTGGCTTCGGGTTAGAAGAGGATACGGATGCTATTGAAGCATTAAAGAATGGTGTGATTAATGCCCCTTCTCGTGACGATGGGGCTGATGTTGAATGGTTAACTAAGACTTTCGATGAAACACAGGTTAACTTGCTTAGCCAATCAATTGAAAACGATATTCATAAGATCTCATACGTTCCGAACATGAACGATGAAAAATTCATGGGGAATGTATCTGGTGAAGCAATGAAATTTAAGCTGTTTGGGCTTGAAAATCTTATCTCAATTAAGAAACGTTACTTCTTCGATGGCTTGCATCGGCGATTAAAACTGATCCAAACTATTGTTAATATTAAAGGCGGTAATTCAGATGTTGATGGTTGTGATATCTCGTTGACGCCTAATATTCCGGTTAACTTGTCTGATGTAGTTAATAACATTAAGAATGCTGACGGTATTCTTCCTCGCAAGATTACTTATAGTTGGCTTCCGCAAGTTGGAGATGTTCAAGAAGTTATTGATGAAATGGCTCAACAAGACGCTGATAACATCAGAAAGAATCAGCAAGCGTTACAGCGACAAGATCCAGACCGTTTAGAATTGGAGGATAGCCAAGATGATTCGAGTGAAGATTCAAAAGGAACCAGCCAAGACGATAATCAAAGCAAGCGGACACGCTGAGTATAGTGTAAAAGGCTCTGATATCGTCTGTGCTTCGTTTTCTACCCTTTTAACTCATACAGTTAATAATTGTACTAACGTGGCTGTAAATGATAAGAATGGAACTCTAACGGCTGTATTTGCAAATAGTGAACGCATTGAAAATAAAACTTTGCTAAATGCGTTTGAAAGCACAGTTAATCAGCTTGTGGAACAATACGGTCAATACATCACTGTTTTGTAGGTGAAAGCCTATGAAAGTTGATAAAAATAAATTCAACTATTGGCAATTGCGAGACTTGCAAGATGAACAAAAGAACCAGGATGAAGCAACTAAACGCCTAAAAGTTATTAATGTGGCATATCAGAAAGCACAAGCATATTTGAGCGACGAGGTCCGAAAGATCTATCGTCGCTATTTTTATGCTGACATTACTGCTGATGAAGTTGCAACAATCATGTCTTCGCACATCTCACCATCTGAGCTGGTAACCTTACAAGCATTAGCAAGCAATATTGTTGATAAAGAAAGTAAGAAGGCTATCAATGATTACTTAAATCAATTAGCCGCTAAGAGCAGAATTACTCGACTAGAAGAGCTACAAGTTAAAGCGTATATTGCTGCTAAAAATGCTGGAGACGTTGAATTAGATCAGAATATTAAATTGCATACTGATGTGATGAAAAGAACTTGGTCCGAAGTTGAAAAGCAAGGAGCAGTATATGATAAAGCAAAAGATTACAAGCTCCCTAATAAAACAAAACCAGCCTTAGAATTCAAAGAAAACAAAATCGTTATCAAGAACTCCAAGACTGATAAGAAGGTTGCAACAGTATCGATGGAACAAGACGTACCGAAGTCGAAAATTACTGAGATACCTAATCGTTATGTAGAAGCAGCATTAAGTACCCGGTGGGAAGGAAAAAACTTTTCATCACGTATTTGGGATAACACTAATAAGCTTGCTGAACGGTTGCAAGAATTGTTTACGGCTAAAGAGTTAAGTGGAATGTCTGAACGAGAAATGATTAAGCAAATTGAAGATGAATTTAATACAAGTCGTTTCAATGCTAGTCGATTAATCAGAACCGAAGCTAATTATTTTTACTCTAAGGTAAAGCTTGATAGCTGGAAGAAACGGGGAGTTAAGCAATATCAGTTAATTGCTGTTCTTGATAGTCGAACCAGTAAGATATGTCGAGCAATTAATAATAAAGTGTTTAACGTATCTGATGCAGTTATTGGTAAGAACATGCCCCCTTTGCACCCGTTTTGTCGAACTGTACCTGTAATTTATCTAGGTAATAACAAATTTTGACCTAAGCACGTCATGAAACTACTTCAATAATTGAATACGTGTGTGGGCTTGAAGACACACTTTTAGAAGTCACTGTGTAGAAATATGGAGTGGCTTTTTTCGTGCAGTCATAAATTCAAGTGTGCATGGGTAGAAAGGATTATATCTATGGAAAAAGTAAAGTTTTATAGCAATTTGCTAAAGCTGAACTTACAGCGGTTTGCAGATGAAGGACAAGATGGAGAAGGAGGTGCTGATACAGGAAACGAAGCAACGGATACTAATGATGATTCTGATACGCAAAATAAGCCTTTCATGACGTTCCAGACCCAGTCAGAATTGGATTCTTATTTTGATAAGAAGTTAGACAAGGCATTAGGGACTGCTAAGGCTAACTGGGAAAAGGAACAAAGCGATAAGGCAAAGAAAGCTAAGGATCGCAAGAACATGACCGAAGAAGAACGACGTGAGGATGACTTCAAGCAACGGGAAGAAGCTTTATCTGCTCGTGAAGCTGATGTTACTAAGCGTGAAAATCGGAGTAAGCTTGCTTCTCGTTTGGTTGATGATGGTTTGCCAACTGGGTTAGTTGATGTCTTTGATGATGTTCTAGCTGATGAAGGCAATATGAACGAAACATATGAACGGGTAAGCGAAGTATTTCGTAGCGCCGTTCATGATGCCGTTGAAACTCGCTTAGCACAAGGATCGCGAACGCCTAAGAGTACGGATGATGATTTGACTCATAAATCGGCTGGTGAACTTTATGCTGAAAAGGCTAATAGTGCTAATAAATCTGAAAGTGATTTCTGGAAATAAGAAGGGAGAATGACAATTAATGTACACACGATTTCAAGATGGTAAGCGATTAAACTTCCTTGCTTCTGAGAAGTTCACTGCTTTCCCTGAAACAATTAACAAGGACAATTACAATGTCCAAACTGATGACTTAGGACGCAAGTATGTACCTGCTGGGACAGTATACCCAACGAATGATGCAAAGGCGGTTGGAATTACTGTTAATGATGTATATGTATCAGAAGATGGTTCTAATCAAATGGTGGCTGTTATGCGTGAAGGTTGGGTATTAAGTCAACGATTAACTCCAACTCCATCAGCAGATGCAATTAAAGCAATGACAGCAATTCACTTTAAGGATTTAGACACGACTGCTGATACTACTACCCCAGCAGATCCAAAAGCGTAGTGAGGAGGAGATAATAGATGAATAAGCAAACACTTAAGCTAGATTTACAACGTTTTGCCACACCAATTCTTGATATGTTCGATCAGAATACGGTGCTTGATTATACTCGTAATCGTCAATATCCAGATATGTTAGGTGATACTTTATTCCCAGCAACTAAGGTTCCAACACTCGAAGTCGATATCTTAAAAGCTGGTAGTCGTGTCCCAACAATTGCTAGCTATTCAGCCTTTGATGCCGAAGCCGAAATCGGTAGTCGTGAAGCAAGTAAGATGACTGCTGAATTAGCATACGTAAAGCGCAAGATGCAAATTACCGAAGAAATGCTAATTAAGTTACGTTATCCACGCAATAATGCCGAAGCTAACTACTTAAAGCAATATGTGTTCAATGATATTGATGCAATGGTTCAAGCGGTCAAGGCACGTGGCGAAAAGATGACAATGGAAATGTTTGCCACTGGTAAGATTACTGATAAGGACAACGGGATTTCCATTGATTATCAAGTTCCAAAAGAGCATCAAACTGCATTAGCAAGTAATACTACTTGGGATAGCGGTAGTGCTTCAATCATTGAAAACTTACAAGATTGGTCTGATAAGCTCGACATTACCCCAACGCGTGCATTGACCTCTAAGAAGGTATTACGGACATTAATGCGTAGTACTGAAATTAAGGAAGCAATCTTTGGTAAAGATACCGGTCGGGTTGTTGGTCAAGCTGACTTAGATCAGTTCATGATTGCACAGGGACTTCCGGTTATTCGTGCATATGCTGGTAAGTATCGTGAGGAAGATGCTAAGGGTAAAGTTAAAACACAGACATACTTCCCAGAAGATCGGATCGTTCTCTTTAATGATGAAGTGCCAGGTGAAAAGATCTATGGCCCAACTCCAGAAGAAAATCGCTTGATCTCAACTAATGCGCAAGTATCAGAAGTTGGTAATGTTATGGCTAAGATTTATGAATCTGGTGAAGATCCAATCGGAACTTGGGTATTAGCAGCGGCAACCATGCTTCCATCATTTGCTAGCGCTGATAATGTATACCAAGCTAAAGTCCTTTAATTAATTGGAGGTGCTGAATGTGGATCAAGTGGCCGAAATGGTTCCATCCGTAAGTGCTCGTTTAAAAGTTACGGATGATGAATTGATTAAGGAGCTAGTAGAAGAAGCAAATGCTCAGGTGCTAGATTATACGGGTCAAAAAGAATTGGTTGGTAACATGAGTGTGTATGTTAAAAAGTTGGCAGTCATTAACTACAACCGACTAGGACTTGAAGGCGAAACGCAACGCTCGGAAGGTGGAGTAACTAATTATCTCGAGACTGGTATTCCAAAAGATATTCGACAAGGATTAAACCGCTATCGAATTGCTAAGGTGACGAAGCTATGAGATTAAAAGAAAGTGATCTTACAACTGTTTATCTTAAAGAACCAATGAATACTCAAGATGATGAAGGCTATAGCATTTCTGGCTGGGGTGATCCACAACCAATTAGGATGAATATTCAATCAGCTGGTGGTACGGTCAATGCTCAGATCTATGGAAAAGATATTAAATATATCAAGACATGTAAGTATCAAGGCGATTTACTTTCAGAAGGGCACGGCGAAGGATTTGGTATTTGCCTAAAAGTTCCGAGTTCTAGTGATCCTGATTATAAGATTACGGCTATTCAAGAGTTTTCTACTCATAAAAACGTTACTTTGGAACGTATCAAGAGGGATGAACAAAATGATTGAATGTGAGATTGTGGGGCTCAATGAGTTAAAAACTAAGCTACGAAAACTTCCTCAAGTTGTAGCGGATGCAACTGTTAACGGCCAAGAGACAGCAATTGAACAAGCTGAAGCCTATGCGGTCCAAGAGTTGCAATCTAGTATCAAATATTCTACTGGTGAACTTGCCCGTAGCTTTAAGCATGAAGTAAAAGTCGATGGGGATGAAATAGTTGGTCGTTGGTGGAATTCGTCAATGATTGCTATTTTCCGTGAGTTTGGTACTGGTAAGGTTGGTGAACAATCTAGCAAGCAGCTTCCACCTAATGTGGCAATTGTTTATCGCCAAACTCCCTGGTACATTCCAGCTGAGGAAGTTGATATTGACCTTACTAAGATTTATGGAATTCCAAAGGTTAAAATTAAAGGGAAGTACTTTTATCGAACTAGTGGACAACCAGCAAGGCAATTTATGACGCCTGCTGCTAATCGGATTGCTAAAGAAGCTCCAGGCATTATTAAGAATGTAGTTGATCAGGAATTACGTGATAAGTTGGGTGATTAATATGGAACCTTATAATGTCAAAGCTTTAGTTTATAAAACCCTTAACTCTATGTCAGAGTTAAAAATAGTTTCACCATCTTACCCTAATAAATTCACGGTATTTCCAATTGCTATCTATTCAACAACTCAGTCTTCTTATATACGTAATGCCTACCAAGAAGAGACTGATACAGAATGGAAGATAACAATTGATTTGTATAATGATAAAGGTTCTTTAACGCAAATAAAAAATAAGCTCATTGCTAAGTTTTCGGCAATGGGCTTTTCTAATAACATTGGTGATCAAGATTTAAATGGAATAACACGTGTTGTACTCGTCTTTACAGGAATTGTAGATAACACAAGTAAGCGTGTATACCAGAAAGGATGAAATTATGAAGAATGTAAAATTATATAGTGATGCATTAAAGTTAGACCTACAACGTTTTGCTATCGATAGTTCAGAAGGTCTGGTTGGTACTGGTACCAAGCTTGAACGTTCAGAAGATGGTTCTACATGGGAAGAAATTGCGGATATTAAGACCATCCCAGAATTAGGTGGGGATACTGAAAAGGTTGATGTTACTACTTTGGCTGATGACCGGCGGAAGCAAGTTGAAGGGATTCAAAACGCTTCTAACGTTCAGTTCCAAGCTGTGTACAAGGGTGCTAGTTTTGCCAAAGCTTTGCAACAAGCTGGTGATCGTAAACAATACCAATGGAAGGTTACTTATCCAGATGGAATGACTGCTACAATGCGTGGTTCATACAACATCAAGTTTGCAGCGGTTGCAGTTAACGGGGCATTAGGTTACACAATTACTATTACTGTATCTGATGGTCCACACTTCACTGCTGCACCAGGTAGTGATACACCAAAAGGCTAGTTTATTAATAAACGTGGGTTCGATTCCCACGTTTATCTTTAGTGACAAATAAAAATTAAAGGAGAATTTATTCATATGACAACTACTGTTAAGAAAGCAACAAAGACAATGCAATTAGGTGATTTGGAACTTGACTTAAAGCTTGGCGGTCGTGAGGTATTTAAGATTGAACGGCGACTTGGTAAGTCTATGTTGTCCTTATTTATGGACTCTCAAGGTGGAAATAAGCTACCTCCAGTTAATGAAATTCTGATCGTATTACAAGGCGCTAATCAAAATCATGGCGTAACTGATAAACGAGTATTGAACGCCTTTGAAAAGTACTTAGATGATGGTAATACCACGATGGATCTCTTTAATGCATTGATGGAATTATTTGAAGCATCCGGTTTTTTCGGCAAAAAGAAGAAGTCATCGAAGACCAATTCGGAATCGGACGAAGTGACATTAGATCCAGTGGAAGCGACCCAAGATCAGTTGCTGTAAACGAAAAGAATTACGATACAGTATCAGATTTATTCAAAGATCTTTACCCAATCGCTGTTGAATCAGGGATAGACGCTGATCATTTCTGGGATTTAGACTTTGCAGAAATCATGACACAAATTGCCGCTAACAGGAAGCGGGAGTTAAATGATTTGCGTGCTAAAGCATACATGGATCACCGTTTAAGTGAATTGGTAGCATTTGCGATTAATGATCCTGCTAAGATGCCTAAGTTAGAAGAAGCTTATCCGTTTGTTAAGGATGATATGAACCAGATAGAGCAATCATCTGAAAAAGAGCCCGATTGGAAGAGAGATCAAGCTATTCTTATGCAACAAGCTCAACGGATTAGACAATTCAATAAAGACAAAGGAGGAGGTGAATAGTAATGGACTTGGAAGAACTTGAGTTAAGGTTTCGGGCTAATTATGGGGATGTACTCCAAAAAATGGATGAGTTAACTAGTCTCATCGGTCAAAAGACTAACGATATGCAAGTTAAAATTCAAAGTAATTTGGACCGTATTCAACAGAACATGAACGACAACGCTTCTAAAGCAAATGAGAAAGCCAAAGAAGAAGTTCGTCAACGTGAAGAAGCTGAAAATTCTAAGCAAAAATCTATTGAGCGTACAGCTAGCGTTCAAGATGATGCAACTAATAGGATCATCGAAGGAAACAAGGCGCAAGCCGAAAGTTCCAAAGAAGCTGTTAATCAGTCAGAAAAAAGCTTGGATAGTTTGACCGCTCGTCTACAAGAAGCATCTAACATGCAACAACGAATCGCTCAACAAACTAAGGTAGCTCGTGAAACTGTAGGTGATATTCCTGTTAAACAAGCTCAACAAGAAGTGCGTCCTAAAGAAAAGCCTAGACCAAGAATAGAAAACTCAAGCTTCGATGACTACCAAGAAAAAAGAATTCAGAGCTATATGCCTAAAAGGCCGGTTGATTTAGGGATTGATGATGAAATTCAAGCGGAAGTTTCCCGAGCTAAGAAGGAAATTGATGGCCTTGTATCCCACATCAACGAAAAAATGCAACAGGCGCAATCAATGCAACGTAGAATAGCAACATTGATGGCTAGCAGAGATAATATTGATATGAGCAAACAAGGCAGCCAGGTTAGAGCAATGCGACTTGATGACCAGATTGCTAATGCACAAGTCAAGATGGAACGTTATCAGAACCAAGCCAAGGCCCTTGCGCAAGAAATGTCGCAAGAGCTTAATACTATTCCAAATTCACTCAAACGTATTGAACGTGAGATGGATCAAACAGAGGGCAAGATTGAACGAATTAGGCGTACTATTGCGGAAACCAAAGCACAAGATGCTGTTCTTGGTAGATCATCTGGCGAGAATAAAGAACTTAAAGAAGCCGAAGCAGAGTATAAACGTCTTGTAAATCGAAGTAATGAATTAGCTAAGGCTTATAGTTACGTTAGTTCTCGTGGAGATGAATTACGAAACGCTTCTTCAAGAGTGAACACTACACTAGCTCGAGAAGGTAACACCGCATCAAATACAAGTTCGCGGCTTAGTCGGTTACGAAATACAATTTCGAACGTCACCTCGTCATTTAGACGCGTGGGCGATAGTGGCAGTTCTTCAATGAGAAGAGCTGGTACAAGCGCTTCTTTACTCAGTGAACGATTAAAGGGTGTCAAGATGGCAATGAGCATGTTAGCTAGCCAGTTAATTGTGTTTACGCTACTGTATCAAGGGATTATGATGCTTGCTCAGGGAATGGGGTCAGCATTGATGACTAACCGACAATTTGCAAGTAGCTTTAATGCAATTAAGGTTAATTTGCTGACTGCTTTCTATCCAATTTATAGCTATGTTTTACCAGCGATTAACGCGCTAATGAATGCCTTACGTAAAGCGACTGGTTGGATTGCTCAATTTACTTCTGCTTTAACTGGTATGAGTCTTTCTGGTGCTCGTAGCGGGGCCCAAGGACTTTATAGCCAAGTCCGTGCGATGAACGATACTTCAAAAGCGGCAAGTAAAGCTAGTGATGCGGTCAAGAAGCAACAACAGGAACAAGCGAAAGCAGTTCAACGTGCTAATCAACAAATTGCCGAAGCTAACCGTCAAGGTGCAGCGGCAGTAGCGGCTGAAAACGAAAAGATTAAAGCTGCTAACGAACAAGCTAAGAAAGCCTTTGAAGATACTAAAAAGGCAAACGAAGACCTCCAAGCTTCTTTGATGGGCTTTGATGAACTTAATGTTCTTGATAATAACAAGAATAACCAAGATAATGGCACCTTTGAAGCTCAACCACTAGAGAAATTTACTCCACAGCAAAAGCAAGATACACCAGTCTTTGATGATCCTGGTATTGATGATGGTGGAGCAGGTGATGAAGGCGATCCAGGCCTTGACTGGAATGTCCCGTTAGAAGCTTCTCAAAATGCAATTGATGCAGCTAATAAGGTTAAAAAGGTTTTAGGTGAAATCTTTGATCCAATGAAAAAAGCTTGGGACGAAAAAGGCCAAGCTGTTGTTGATGCTGCTAAGTATTCATGGAAAGAAATTAAACGTCTATTAGGTGATGTAGGTAATTCATTCTTACATGTCTGGGATAACGGTACCGGGAAAAAGTAATGGAGAACTTATTGCAACTATTAGCGGATATGCTGAATATTATTGGCGACATTGCGAGGGCATTTGCCGAAGCATGGGAAGAAGGTGGACGAGGGACAAGATTTATTCAAACAATTTTTGACTCGTTGAATAACATTCTTGTTGCTATCCACCACATAGCTGAATCATTTCGTGAAGCATGGAATACTGGTGATCTTGGTAAAAGGATTTTTGCTAATCTCTTAGATTTGGCTACTAACCTAGTTAAATTTATTGGCGATATTGCTAAAGCCTTTGATGAAGCATGGCAACACGGCAATAACGGTACAAGATTATGGCAAGCTTGGCTTAATGCGCTTAATAATATCCTTAGAATTTTTAAAGATATGGTTGGGTCCATTGATGAAGCGTGGAATCGCTCAAAATTAGGTGTTTCAATCTGGAGCCATCTTATTGAAATTGTAACTGGTGTTGGTAACACAATTGGTAACTTAGCTAGTCAATTTGATAAAGCATGGCAACATGGTGGCGTTGGAACGTCAATCTTTAAGACGCTCTTAGGCATGGTCGATGATATGCTGGGTGCTCTTGGTGACATGGCAACTTATACTGCCAATTGGGCTAAGAAACTTGATTTCACACCATTACTCCAGTCAATTGATAACCTATTAAAAGCTATTCGCCCAGTAACTAAGGATGTATGGGATGGTCTAGCTTGGGCTTACAAGAATGTTTTGCTTCCATTGGCTGGGTTTACGATCACGAAATTACTACCTGACTTCTTTGATCTATTAGCAGCATCACTTAAAGTCGTACATAGCGTGATTAAAGCAGCCGGTCCAGTATTCGAATGGTTTTTTGATGATTTTCTTAAACCGTTAGCCAAGATTACGGGATTTGCTATTGTCGGAGCATTAAAGCTGTTAACTGGTGCACTTGAATTACTGTCCGATTGGATTGATAAACATCAAACGGCAGTTAAAATAATGACTACCACTTTGCTTACGTTATTTAGCATTAAAGTAGCAGGAAAAACTATTTCTGGCATCAAAGACTTTATCGATACGCTTAAGATATTAACGATGCTTAAGTTTGACAAGTTAAAGGCTGGTGCCAAGTATGCTGACGATCTTTTAGGCACAGTAATTGAGTTTGGTAAACATCCAATAACTAAGATTCAGGAACTTGCCAAAGTTAGTTTTAATAATATTAAAACAGGCTGGAGCAATGCTACAAAGCTATGGGATGAAGTCAACAAGTCATGGCAAAACACCAATCTTGCTAAGACTGACTTTCTTAAATCGGCTAAGTCTTCTATTAAGTCTGGCGAACCAATGAAGCTTGGCCAAAAGCCAGGTATCGGTCTATCAACTGCCATGATTGCTGTAACTTCTGGAATTGATATTTATAAAGGTATCAAAGCAAAGAACAAAGAAACTAAGTTCAAGAGCTTCGGTTCAGGAATTGGTGGTGCCATTGGTGGTGGTATCGGCTTATTCTTTGGCGGACCATTAGGTGCTGCAATTGGACAACAAATAGGCTCATTTATCGGTAAATGGGGCGGTACTGGTGCTGCTAAGTTTAGCGATGGTTGGTCTAAGTATGGCAAAGGTAAAAAACCTAAAGACTGGGTTGAAGCGATTGGCTTTAAGTCCCATGAAATCTTAGATAACTTTACATCATGGGCTAAGTCTGTTGGTAAAGATATCAACATTAATATTACGAAGGGTCAAAAAGAAATCAAAAAAGCCAGCTCGAACATTGGAAAATGGTTAACTGGCTTCATTTCTGGGACCAAGAAGACACTGCAAAAGTGTGCTTTTGATATTGGAGCCAACTTCAATAAAGATGTTGAGAAGAGTAAGAAGCTTGCAATTGCAGGTAGCAATAAGCTTAAATCCTGGACTACTGGATTCGTTGCTGATGCCAAGAAAAATATTAAATCCTGGGCACAAAAGATTGGTTCAAATATCAATACGGATGTGGAAAAGGGTAAGAAATTTGCCAAGCAGGCTGGTAGTAAGATCAAGGACTGGACAACAGATTTCATTGGTAATGCCAAGAAGAAGGTTCATAGTTGGTCATCACAAATTGGCTCTAACATCAACGACAGTGTTGAAAATGGTCAATCAATGGCCAAAAATGCTGGTGAGAAACTCAAATCTTGGACAACAGACTTTAGAGAATCAGCTAGTGGTCTTGTACGCCAATGGGCTGAACGCCTAGGTGACCATATTAATAACGGCTCTGAATCTTCACGCTCAGGTTCTGTTAATGCTGGTAATAAATTATCTGAATGGACCAGAAGTTTCTTTAATGATGCCAATAGTAGCATTCATAATTGGGCTGGTAATTTAGGCGGTCACGTAGGTAATGGTATTAGTGGTGCCTATAACGCTGCTAAAAATGCTGGTGAGCGTTTAGGAAGTTGGGTTTCAAGTTTTAGAGACGGCACTTCAAGGACGTTAGGTTCTTGGGCTGGAGGACTAGGTAGCACTATTGGTAATGGTATTACTAGTGGTTTGCAAAGCATTAGGAATGCTATTAGTCGTGTTGTTGATGCAATGGTTAGACCTGTTCAAAAAGCAACCGATAAAATCCGCGAAGGAATTAACTGGGTATTAGGGAAGCTTGGCGGTGGTTCTGTTGGTTGGGGATTCTTTAATTGGAATTCATACAAAACAGGGACACAAAATCATCCAGGTGGATTAGCATTAGTTAATGACCAAGAAGGTGATATTTACCGAGAAAGTTATGAACTCCCTAATGGTGAGCAAGGACTATTCCCCGCTAAACGTAATTTCTTAACTTATTTGCCAGCTGGTACAAAGGTCAAGACTGCTACAAATACTGCTAATGAACTTGCAAACATGGTTCCTAAATATGCTGGTGGGATTGGTAGCTTTAATTTTGACTTTAGTGGAATTAGTCGAGCACTTAGCAGTTTAAACTTTGGCGGCCTTTTTAGCGGTATTGGTGGATTCTTTGATGCTGCAATGGATGAACTCGAAAACGTTACAGATGACATTGCCCATCCCGAAAAACTCGTTAACTATATTGTCGATAAGTTTGTGACCTATGATTGGGGAGCAGGCGAGGTACCACTAAAACTCGCCAAGGGTGCTGTTAACGAAGAAAAGAAGGGGATGATGAACTGGGCCCGGAAGGTGATTGACCAATTCGGTGGTGCAACTCATCAAACCGGACCAGGTGCGGAAGGTTGGCGTAGTGCTGTTAAGAAAGCATTACGTAAGAATGGTTTACCAGCGAGTGCCGCTTATGTGAATGCGTGGGTTCGCCAAATTCAAACAGAATCAGGCGGGAACGAACGTGTCATTGGTGGTAATGATGGCTTAGCAGATGGGAACGCTACTGGGCTTCTTCAAACTAAACCGGGTACCTTTAACGCTTATGCCTTTCCTGGTCATCACAACATTATGAAGGGTTATGACAACATGCTTGCTGCTATTAATTACGCTAAGCATCGTTATGGTTCTTCTATGTTGGCAGTTATCGGTCACGGACATGGTTATGAAGACGGGGGTTTAATTTCTAAACATGGTTTTTATGAAATCGGTGAAGGCGATAAGCCTGAAATGGTTATCCCGCTAATGAACCGTGAACTAGGTCTGCAACGGATTAACGAAGCAATTGCATTTATGAATCGGAACTTTGGTGGAGGATTACAACTTCCAACAGCTCTCTCAAATAATGCGATTACTCCACATTCTATGTATGCTGAATCTTCAGCAAGCAATGATGCAACAATGCAAACTGGCGGATTCAAAGAAATGAGTACCAACCTAGTAAATGCCATTGTTCAAGCATTACAAATGCAAAATGCTACCAACAATAGTAATCAACCAGTTGATTTACACTTAACCGTTAAGATTGGTGATGAGTCATTTGGCGAACATGCTATTAAAGGAATTAATGCGGTAAATCAAAAGAATGGTAGAAATATGTTAAATATCTAAGGAGGAGATGAATGTTTGTATTCTCTAAAAATTTCTGGGACAGTGGTTAATCCGGCCCCACAAACAATGCAAGTTGCTATTCAAGACATTGATGCAAAGGCGACCCGTGATGCGCAAGGGCTTTTACATCGTGATCGAGTAGCGACTAAAAGAAAAATAACATTAACTTTTGGTGCTTTAACAGTAGCCGAATGTTCAAAGATTTTGGATTCTGTTAAGGCCGAATTTTTTAGTGTTGAATATTTAGATCCAGTAGACGGGCAAGTACGATCAGGGACGTTTTATGTTGGTGACCGAACAGCGCCTGCTTATTCATTTGTAGGATCATTACCGGTTTGGAAAGGTTTGTCTTTTGATCTGATTGAGCAATAAGGAGGTGATTAATTAGTGTTAACACAATCAAAAGAAGTTCAAAATGCTTGGCGAGCTTCACAGCGAACTTTGGATATTAAAGTTACGATTGATGGTAAAACATATGGTGCAACTGATATTAATAGTTTGAAGTATGATTCCGGAGCTTATAACGGTGATACGTTTGCAATTGGGTCTACGTATTCAAACACTGTTCAGATTGAATTTTCTCATCTTGTTGAGGGGTTGAAGCTGGGAATGGAGGTTCATCCTAGCATTGGAATAAAAACGTCTAGCGGTTATGTTTATGAACCGTTGGGCGTTTTTATTATCTCCAGTGAAATCAAGATGGACCGAAATAATAATCTTACGACTGTTAGTGCTAGTGATCGTTTCTGTGGCTTAGAGGGAACTTATGTATCTAAACTAACGTACCCAGCTAAAGTATTAGATGTCATTGCGGAGATCTGTGCTCAATCAGGTGTTAAGGCTAATACTGATGATTTAGCACGTCTTCCGCACCAAGCAGATTTGCCAGCTCCAATCACTGGTCAGAGCTACCGCAAAGCACTTGGCTGGATTGCTCAATTGTATGTTGGTTATGCTCTGTTTGATCGACAAGGTTTATTTACAATTCGGACAATTTCTGAACCAAACTATGAATTAGATCCTAGTCAATATGAACAAGCAGGACTAACGAAGAATGAAGCTGCCTATAAGATTAATGGTATTCAATGCCAAGTCACTCTTACTACTAAAACTCGTGATGGTGAGAGTACAGAAGAAACCAAGAATTATCAAGCTGGAGATGCTACTGGTTCTCAGATTAAACTCGAAAATAATATCATGACTCCACAACGGCTCAATGATATTTGGGAGCAATTGAAAGACATAACTTTTTACCCGTTCAGTCTGAATTGGTTTGGTAATCCTGCTGTTGAAGCGGGGGATTGGCTACGACTAGAAGATAAACAGGGAAATTCTTTTGTTGTTCCAAACAGTAGCTACACTCTTGATTTTAATGGTGGGCTTTCTGCAACTTCAAAAGCTGATCAGACAACTTCTTCTGATCAAATGGTTCCTTGGCAAGGTAGTGTTGCTCAAACAATTAAAGAATTACAACTTAGAAGATTACCAGATGGGACGGTTGTGTTTCCGCCAAGCTTAACAGAACCACCAACCAACGCTAAGTTCAATGATGTTTGGTTTAAGAAGAATGGTAATTCAACCGAACTTTGGATATTTGAAAAGCAAGATGATGGGGCCGGTAAATGGATTCGTAAAGATTTATCTGATGACGAGATAAAGAAAAAGGTTGCGGACGCTCAACAAGGGCTTAACCAAGCCAAAGCAGATATTATCGCCAATAAGCAGAAAGCCGATGACGATGTTGAGAACCTCAATAAATCGATTGAGGACAATAAAAAAGTTGCCGATGAAAGCTTACAAAAGCTAAACGATTCGGTAACTAATCTGCAAGGTCAATATGATAACAGTGTTGTTCCTAACTTGAATAAGGTAATGGCTGATGCGTCTGATGCATTGCAAAAGTATATCGCTGCTCAAAATTCAATTGCTGATTTAACCAAGCAAGCACAACAACAGGGTAAAGATATTGCTGATGTGTCTAATACGGTTAAAGGCTTGAACATTAATTATGCCAACTTAGCAGGAGATGTTAATTCCACCAAAGTAGACGTAAAAGGTCTTCAAACTACTGTTGGTACTGCTAACGGCGACATTGCCCAGTTAAAGCTTGATGCACAGAACCTCCAAACAATGTTGGCTGGTAAAGTTGATAATACTACCTACACGAACTTTGTTAATCTGACTAATCAAGCCTTGAATGCTCGGTTAACAGCCAGTGATTTGAATGGCTATGCTAAGACAGCTGATGTGCAGGCTACGGCTAATGGGCTGCAAGTAAACATTAATAGTGTAAATGGTAAGCTAGATAATTTAGTAATTGGTGGCAGAAACTTAGTAAGAAATTCTGGTTTTCCTAAAAATGCTGATTACTGGAATGGTGTAGAAAGAGCAACTCATGATTTTTACTATACAAAAAAGCAACCACTATTTTTGATAAAAGCTAATACTACTGAAGAACGACTTGGAAGTTCAACATATTTTCCACTAAAAAGAAATACAGATTATGTTGTTAGCTTTAAGGGATTTGCCTCAGTGAATGTATCTAGCTATGATATTTTTATTTTGGCTAGAAAATACGGTGAAACTAACTCATATTCATCCATTAAACATTTGGTTGATGCTAAAAGGTTATCGGGAAGTTCAGTCCAATACGTCAAAGATTTAGTATTTAATTCAGGTGAAAATGATGAAGCCTACTTTAGAATTGATAATAATGGATCATCAGATGGAAGAGATGCCTGGCTCTTTTTTACTGAAGTAAAGGTCGAAGAAGGAAACAAGTCTACAGCATGGACTGCTGCACCTGAAGATGAGGAAGAGCAAATTAATGGAGTTACCTCACAACTATCTGCTCGAATTGAAGCTAACAGTCAACATTTTAGTTCTTACTATACGAAAGTAGAAGCGGACAATAGAACTAATTCAGCTAAGGAAGAAGCTAAAAGCAATGCGGTTAACACTATTAAAGGTGATGCTAATTGGACTGGTCTAAAGAATGTATTAACCAACAGTGGCTTTCTACAAACTGCCGATGGCTTTTTACAAAAAGTTCAACAGACCACTATTCCAATGTTTAATGGTGGTGGTATTAATCTTGCTACCAAAACCGGTAACGTTAGTTTGTCGGGAGGTTATAATTCAAGCAAAAACATTGGCTATATAAGCTTAGACGCAATAAATGATTTATGTGGCAAGTATATGACTGTTTCAGTTGATGTTGAGTGGAGTGGTTGGAAGAGTGGAAACCAAAATCGAGTGGGCTATGAATTACAAATCAATTATGATGATGGCTCAACAGAGTATGATGGTTGCTGGCTCACCCCTACTACTGCTAATGGTAAGCAAAGAGTAACTGCCACGTATAAAATCAAAGATCAACACGTCAAATCACTAGGTAAAGGCAATGCTTACATACAGATTAACTGTACCAGTGCAAAAGTTAGCCGTCTTAAAATTGAGCAAGGTTCCGTTGCAACCCCTTGGATTCCAAATCCTGCAGATTTAGCAACTCAATCGGCGTTTTCAGAGCTATCTCAATCATTAGAGGGATTGCGTTCCACTGTTGGCAGTAATTATGGAAGTCTTCAATCACAAATTAGTCAATCTTCAACAGCGGTTCGTACCGAACTAACTGACAAGATAAATGGCGTTGATAGTAAGACAACATCCACTGCTAACAGTCTTAATAGCGTAATTGGACGAGTAGGGAGTTTAGAAAATTTAACTAATATTCGAGTAGTCAATAATGCAATTAATGCAAATGATTACACGAATACTGGAAATTATTTTATTCAGTCAACAGATAACATTAACGTACCTGGAACTAATTGGTGCTACCTAAAAGTCGAAAAAGTTAATGATGGTCGAATTGTACAAACTTGGCAGGCTGATAGTGATCCAACATTAAGGTATGCACGAACTAAATTTGGTGATTCATGGACTCAGTGGCAAAGATCAGCTAGTTATTCGGAATATAGTGAGTTGAACCGAACAGTACAAGGCCTTCAATCGACAGTTTCAAGTAATCACAGTGACCTTCAATCGCAAATTAGCCAGACAGCTAAAAACATTCGTCAAGAAGTGTCTGACAAAACAAACGGCTTGCAGACACAAATAAATCAGCAGGCTAATAACTTTAATGTGTCGCTGAATTCCTTACGCAAAGAAACAGCCTGGCAAAAGGTTACATCTGCAATTGATGCTAATAATTATAAAACGACTGGTAACTATTGGATTCAAGCAACACCTAATAGCAATACTCCTGATTCATCGGCATGGGCTTATCTTCAAGTGGTAGCTTCTCCAGATGCAAAACGGATTAAACAGACTTGGCAACGAGACAACAATGAAAATGAAATCTATACGAGATTACTAATTGAAGATAATTGGACCAGTTGGCAACGAACCGTAACTGGCGGAAATATTATGGCTCAAATCAACATGTCAGCCGGCACAACCTTAATTCAAAATGACAAGATCTACATGGATGCCAGTTCAACTATTTTTAGTGGTAATGCATTTATCCCAAGTGCAGCTATTACTTCACTTAATGCAGATAAGATTACTGCCGGAACAATTAATGGTGCAAAAGTTAATGTCATCAACCTGAATGCAAATAACATTACTGCCGGAACATTAAGAGGTAGCAATGGTGAATTTTATTTAGATAGTGGAGCACTCCATGTTTGGCAAAATAATCATGATGCTTGGATTGATCAGAACGGAATTCATGATTATGACAATCAAGGTAATAATGTTTGGATTTCAAGAGGGTCTATTAGCGCTTATGGTAATTCAAGTGGAGCTTACCTTTTTGATGGGGGCTTGTATCTTCACAAAAGCCAGTCTCTTTCAGATGCTGTTTTAGATCCAGATTATGGAAGTATTACTAAGAGTGATAACATTGTATCTTTTGGAACATCAGGTTTAGATATAGAAGGTAAGGATGGATTTCTACTTAGAACTCATGGTTGGAACGATCAAACATTATCTTATTTAAATGGGAATGAAATTATTGGTGCTGGTATTGCCGGTAAAAGCGATGGCTTTATAAATATCGCTGCAAAAAAGCAACTTTTTCTTTATGCTGGTGAACCAATTCAAAATAATAACTTAAAAACAATACCTAATTTAGTGTTGGATGGAACATATCAAAATGGTCAAACAGTTTTAAAAGGTACTTTCTCACAATATTTCTTTCAAGGACCATCGAGTGGCTTTTCTGGGGGAATAACATTACAAGATGAATTTGTTAATGTAGGAAGCTTAAATGGGAAAAATTATTTTTCTATTAATAGTGATGGAGCAATTACTATTACAGCTAATGGTAAAAGTATCTTATCGTTAAATGGATTATTTCCTGGGGTTAATAGTGATTTTAATGTTAGAGGTAATTTTGCGGTTACTGGTTCAAAGAATGCCATAGTTCCAACATCGCGAGGGATGGCAGCTATTAACGCCTATGAAACCGCCGAATATTACTTTGGAGATATTGGAGAAACACAAACTAATAGTAATGGTGTAGTTACTGTCATGATTGATCCTTACTTTTTAGAAACAGTTAATACATTAGTGCCATACCAAGTATTTCTAACTTCATATGGCGATGGAAACGTGTGGGTTTCTTCGCGTTCAGCAAATAATTTTACAGTTAAATCTAGCAACCCTAATATTCACTTTGCTTGGGAAATTAAAGCTAAGCGTAAAGGGTACGAAAATGATCGAATGAAGATAGTTAAAGGAGTTTTTAATAATGAACAATATTGATATGAACTTAGTAGCTCAAAGTCTTAACCAAAAATTGGCGGTTGCTAATTACACAGCTGCCTCATGGGAAGCAAAGGCTACTCAACTAGAACAAGAAAATAGTCAGTTGAAATCACAATTAGAAGAACTTAAGAAGCAAAACGATGAAAAAGGAGATAAGTAATTATGCTAGAATCAACAAAATCAATCACCTTAACAGGAAAGTCCACAGTAAATGGTCAAGTAATCGCTAACTTTACCGCAAATGTATTTGATGATGATGCCGGTAATGATACTTTTAATACATTCATCACTAATAAAGAGTTGTACGATGCTAACAAGAAGGTAGTACGAAAAGATACCCAAGATTTCCAAAACTTGGTATATAATGCACAGGACGAAATCGCAAATTCCGCTGATAAGACAGCAGATAAAACAAATGAATAGTTAAAGGTACTTGTCGCCTTTCAGAAATAAACAATACATAAATAAGCCCTAGAATTTAGTGTTTCAAAAATACCAAATTCGGGGCTTTTTTTTATGGGCGGCATTTAGAAAGGAAATGGGAACGGAATTTAATGCACTTATTATTAATGACACTACCTTATCATGAACTTGCATTACATCAAGCAGTTAAGCAAATTGATGATCCATTAATAGTTGGATTTACTTTGCTTGTATTATTTGATATTGGATCGGGGATTGTCAAAGGCTTACGTAGCAATCACACAGCCACTCGAACCAATTCGACCAAAGGAACATATGGATTGGCACGGAATTTCATTATTACAATTGGTGTTCTGATGTTTTATCCATACCTGATTACGATTGGATTTGACTATGTAGCTCAAATGATGGTGTTGTATTTCTGCTATCAGTATCTTGTATCAATTGTTGAGAATTTAAAGCAAATGGATATTCAGGTTCCTTGGCTTTCTCCAGTAATTGATTCATTAGCTAAGGCGTTGAATGTTGCTAAAGCACAACCAGATTACAATGCACAGGACTTTCATCCAATAACAGGAACATACAAAGGAAAAGATAAAGAGGAGGAAAAATAATATGACAGAACGTAAAACAGTAATTGATCTTGCGAGCTTTCAAAGCCATTTAACAGTTGATGATTACAAGGCTATTGGCGCTGATTATGCAATTATTAAGACAACTGAAAGTACTAATTATGTTAATCCATATATTCGTTCATTAATTGATCGAAGTGCTGGCGGTGGAATTAAAGGATTTGCCTTCTATCACTTTGGTCGTTTCCATAATGATGCGCAAGCGGTGGCCGAAGCAAACTACTTTATTGCTAACTCAAAGGCACAAGCCAATATACAACCTGGTACGTTAATGATTTTAGATGCTGAAATTTCTAACATGCCAACATCATCAGTGATTGCATTTCTTAATACTGTTCGGAACGCTGGTTTCCACACTGGGTTCTATACATACAAGTACTTGCTGCCTAACTTTAATTTAGAAGCCATTCATCCAAATATGGATATGTTCTGGTTAGCGGCATATCCATTAGCTAATGGGAAAGCAGCCGGAAAGAATCCTGACTTCAATTACTTCCCATCAGCAAATTATGTTGATATGTGGCAACACACAGATAATCTGCTTGGATACAATGTTGATGGTTCTATTACATTAACTGACAATGCTATTAAACTCTTTAATCCAAGTGAAGCACCGAAGCCAGAACCAAATAAACCAATTGAGCAGGAAACACCAGCTATTGCAACTGAGCTTCCATCAAATCACTGGGTTGATGATATGGGTGATCGTTGGTTTGCCGAGAAGGGTACTTTTATTACTGGTACAGCAATTAACTTACGCTGGGGCGCTAAGACTAACAGTGCCTTAATTGCTACATTACCAGCTAATAGTGAGGTTAAGTATGATGCCTGGTCTCGTCATGATGGCTATGTTTGGTTACGTCAACCACGTCCAAATGATCAATATGGTTATCTTGTTTGCCGTGATGCAAATAACAACCAACCATTTGGTGCATTTAAATAAGTAGAAAATTAGCCCTAGTGGTAGTTGCAGAAATTGTAATTACTACTAGGGCTTTTTGACGTATAATAAAAATAGCGATAGTAAACGAATTACCACCGCTGAAATAACTATTTGTCTAGCCACAAGAGCTAGATACGCAACCATTTAAATAGTTGCTTAATAGTCTTTTTGATTAGCTTTTTTATGTGCTTATTAGGCACAATCAAGAGAATTATGCACCAATGATGCAATTGGGACACCTCCCAACTTGCACATATTTGTGGAG